GCTTGGATAATGGCTGGTTTAATTTCGCCTGGCAGAGTGGAAGTAAGCTGGTTGTCATCACGAAGGTAGATAACCTTGGCACGCTGGGTATTTTGCCAGCTGATGGTGTGGCCGCTCATAACAAGCGTAAGCAGCGAGTTAACAACTTCTATTTTTTGGAACATCAGCAAGTCGTTAAACGTTGTTTTATCAATACTCTTGTGGGACATGGTTTTTATCTCCTGTGTGCTTGGAGATAAAGTTAGGTTAACTTAACTTAAATGTCAAATAAAAGTTAGGGTAACTAAACAGTTTTTTATGGGCACAAAAAAACCGCCTTATTGGCGGTCATTTTTTATTGCTGTTAGTGAAATTTATTTACTAATCGTATTTTGTTGCTTCAATACTAACTAACTTTTAACTGCTATCACTTTAGCCGATGTGTATCTGCTGTGAAGCTGCTTAACTAAAATATCAAGCTCCATCGCTTTTTTATTCCAGCTGTCTTCTTTTATTATTTCAGATTGTTCATCACCTATAACGCCTAGCGGTATTTTAGCTTTGAACTCATAACCATCATCAATGCTTCTCAAAGTCACCTTTAAGTCATCCCTGTCTGTGAAGTCAGCATAAAGCAACAAGTATTTTCCACTAATTACCTTTTCTACAGCTTTCTCTCTTGCTTTTTCAGTTAGCGTTGATACTTGATGGCCTGTCACGTTCAATTGATTTTCTGGCTTCCTTTCTTCTCTGCTCCCGCCAACTTCAAGCGTGTCATTCTCTTTGAGGTTTGTAGCAAAATTGGTTTGCGTGCTATGCACACTGTCAATTAAATGAGAAAGTATAGGGCTGTAATCAGCAGCTTTGGCAATCAATTCCATTTTTTCTTTCTCTAGCTTTGATAGTTCAATTGTTTTTTCAAGGTCAGAATCAAGTTCTTTATCTTTTGATTTTTTGGTAAGCCATGCTTTCCAGCCTACAGTGCTTGCCACAAGAACCCCGAATACAATAGCAATTAATACCAACTGTTCTGGTGTCATCTTACCTGTCGCATCTTGAATTATTTTGAGTAGCTTATCACCTAACAGCGTTTCGAACCAAGATGAACCTTTATCCACTTTAACTACTAGTTCTAGTTTTTCTCTATCTTTTTTAGTCAGCTTCCTTGTGCTTTCTTCACCGTAAACCGCTAAGCAATACGCCTTATTTACCTCTTTTTGTAGCTCTAAAAGAGACGGCATTATTCGCGTTGGGATTGTTCCATTAAATTGTTCCCCTTTAATCCTAATGACAAATCGTGGCCAATTAACCAATTCTATTGATTGAGTTTCATCAATTTTTTCACCTTCAACTATTTCCCGAAGAAGTGCAAAAGCATCGTTTTCTGACTCTATTTTTGTAATCATATATATCTTCCTTAATCTTAAATTAATCCCAAATACTAGATTGCCGGAATACACGGCCAATTATGATTAGTTCTTGGATTTGTTCTTGAAGGTAAAGTTCGTCAGGGTGTTCAGAAATGAGGACACGACAACAGCACTGCTTTTCCATCAATATTAACTGAGTTCAACTAGAATTTAGTTTTTTGGCGTTCATTTTGTTCTATTCACAGCTTCTAACCAGTGATTTTCACTAATGATTTTTATGTTAGAAGTCTGCATGTCTCTGTAACTCATAGCCTTTTCGATCTTACGCCCGAAAGACTCATGAGCCCAAGCGTCAGTAACATAGCTCCCAATCACCAGATAATTGATACTCTTAGTAACTGACTTTCCAATAGCGCCCCCTAGTTCCTCTACCAAACTTGTGCATTTCGCGCGGGTTCCGTAGTTGAATGTTCCTGTAAAAAGAAAAATGGAACCGCGTATTTTCACTTCTGGAGGGGGGGAACACAGAGGTAGGTTGGTAGGTTTTGCCAATTCGCCTAAAGCGACTTCATCACCGTTGAGTTTACTAAGTAATTGAAATAATTCTTCTGCCTCCTCGTTATCAACAATGCCGTCGTTGAGTATTTCAATTACCTTGGTTTCAATATTAATAATTATCGGGTTGTTGGAGTCTCTATTTTGTAATAACCACTGAAGAAGAAACTCTACTTCTTCTTGAACTAGCTTTCCATCCGCTAACAGCCCTTTAGACAACCCAATAAGTGTGTCCATCTTACGATCTTCGACAGATCTTGAGTTGTATATATTAGTTTGTTTGTTCATAAGATTTCCTTCTATTAGTTTTCCTAATTCCAAATACTAGAGTGCCAAAAAACTCTACCTATAATCACCATATCTTGTAGTTCTTTATCTTGATATAGTTCGTCAGGATGCTCGGCACTGTTAATACTATTGATCCTTAAGCCGCCCCCTGGAAGACGATAAAGGCGCTTAACTCTTAAAAGGCCGGAGTGATTTATTGCGTACACCTTTCCATCTACTATTCGCTTATCAAGGGTATTGACGCCAACAACATCCCCATCGAACAATCTGGGTTCCATGCTATTACCAGAAACCTTCACGCAAGCCGCAGCGCCAGCTTCAACGCCGCACCTTCGCAAGGTTGACTTTGAAAAGCGCAGCTTTGGCCCTTGTATTTCTAACGTTAATTCACCACCAATCCCAGCTGCTAATTCTACTTCCATGAAAAAAGGAACCTCTACTTCATCTTCATGCAACGGTGTTGCACTATCCCAAGCGTCAATACGCCCATAATACTCAGCGTTATTTTCTACTGGCGCGCGCTGGGAGCTTTCTGGTGAAAGCCTATATTCGCCTTTTAAAAGCCACTCGGGTTCACATTTGAGTACTTTAGACAATTCCATTATGAATCTAGTTGGGTTGTCTTTTCCGCTAAACCAATTGCTTACAGAGGCTTTGCTCGCACCAGTTTTTTCGGCAATGTCTTTTTGTTTGAGATTAAGTTCTCTAGCTCTTCTTATTATTCGGTCACTTATGCTGGCAAAACTCATGCACAAACCTTATTAAATTTGCATACCTAAACTATATAAACATTTCCGTTAACTATTCTTGACTTATTTAAGTTAGGTAAACTAAACTAAGTCTCAAATGGTTAGGTAAAGTAAATAATGGTCAAGAAAGAAGTAATTGAATATTTCGGTAGCTGTACCGCCATCGCTGAAAAACTCGGAGTTTCAAAAAGCTCTGTTTCTCAATGGGGCGAAATAATACCCCCGCTTCGCGCTTATCAGATTGAAAGGCTCACTGGCGGCCAGCTTAAAGCAGAAGAGCCTGAACTTAAAAAAGCGGGTTAAAACTTCCTTGCTAGGTTTCTCATAAATCATGGTAAGTCCGTTTTAAAAGTTAACCGTTGAACGACGATTAAAAGGTTAAGCGATAATGAAAACTAAAAAATGTTCAATTGAGCTAAAAAATCTACATAAGTTAGATGATGCGATGAGAGAGTTCAGTCGCAGTGCTCGATTAGATTTAGAGGCACCAAGAATAGGGACCACGGCAAACGTTCTTAGGAATAAGCTTAACCCTGATCAAGAATTTCATAAGTTAAGTTTGCTAGAGACAGTTAACTTATCGGCGAACACCGGTGATATGTCGTTATTCCACGCCGCCCTTAGCATGCTTGGCTACGACTGCCACAAAGTTAATGACGGCCCATCTGCAGAGCAGCTCATTTCACAGGTCCTTCACTCAGCAAGCGCTTCAGGCAAAGTTACTGCTTTATTCGATCAGGCAAATGAAGATCAGCACATTGACGAAGATGAGCGCAACTCACTTATAAAAGCTACCGAAGAAGCCATCCAAAAACTTCAGTCACTTCGCTCATCCCTATTTAAGAAGGAATTAGCATGACTAACTCACGCCTCAACTTATCCATCAACGCTGACAAAGTAAGCCAGCTACTGGCCGTGGTTTCTGCAGCTGCCGCTAAATCACCGTTTACCGAACAGTTTTTTCAGCGCTACCAATTTCTTATTGCAACTGGTGACTTATTGGTTAATGCAACTGGTGACTTATTGGTTAATGCCACTGGTGGAAATTCTAGCCACCGTGCGGCCGTCACCGGTGAAATCGGGGTTTGTCTTCAACCAACTGATGCGCTCCTTAGTCTTTGCACCGCATTTCTGGCAGGGGATGGGGATTTCCGTATTTTCGATCATGAATATTCCTTTTCTCAATCAGTTGAAACCTCTGTGGAGAAGTTTGATAGGTATGACTCAGTTATTAACGAGAGTAATGCCCGGCGAGTCCATACGATTATCTTCAAAGATCCTGAACCTTCGTAAGTGAAGATTTAGAATTTAACAACGTAGCACAGGTACAAAAAATGAGCAAAGTAATCACGTTCCCAAACTGCAAAACTGCACCTAAGCCCAGTAATGAACCATTGCCGAGGGCAGCATAATGCGCTCGTCATTTTATTGGTGGTGCAAGCGCACCGTTCGCGGTTTCAAGCACGAGTTTAAAACCGACTGGCAATTTCGTATCGCAGTTATTGCGTTACCGCTGGTGGTTGGCGGCATGACGTACTTGGCTAACAACAGCTATTTAATTGAGAAGTTTCTTTAACCCGTAGGCTTTGGCTACGCAGTTTGTAGCCGTTTTTTAATTGAAGCAGGAACAACACATGACTAACACCAAAGATGCAACAACTAGAACCTTATCGGATACCGCACCATCCAACGCCGAGGATGTTGAAATTGAATTTTTGCAACATCTGGCGCGAACTATCGCCCGCGCCGAAAAATTGAACAACGATGTTGAGGAATTGTGGAGAAAAACGTCACCTGAGTTCAAAGAGTTTAAAGCGACGCTTTTGGAAATTCATGAAAAAACTTCACGATTGGCCTTGCTCGCTAAGCCATCCGAGTTCGGTAAGTAAAATGTTGCGTTTGGATGTAAGTGCATCGGCATGCTGATGGTTGGCACGACTTGATGCCACACACTCAACATAAATATTTTGATCACTGTTTTTACCTATGGAATAGCTAACGTCCCTAACAAGAAAAATTGATAAATCATCTGGCGTGTATGACATCAATTCACCTAGATACATTGTTTCACCAATGCGAGGAATGACACTTGATTCAACAGTTATTTTTTCCAATAAGGTGGAGCCGTTTTTAGCATAAATTTCTAAGTGGTACATGGTTAATCCTTTAATAGTTTAGTTAGTTTTGCAATGCGCCTGAAGGCGCTGTTTAAAAATAGAACAAATTAGCCTTTTTGGATAGTGGTAGCGTTTGATGCAGCGCTTTAAACGTCCTGATTGTACCGTTCGAGCCCATATCTCACACGGCAAGGACAATCAGATAAACGATGTATTAAGCCATATGAGGAATGATGCACCTCGGACATGGGCCAGTGACCTGATACTGGTGGCGGTAAAAGGGTGACACTTGGAGAGACAAGCTGACAAGCCCCTTAATTGGGGCTAAGTCGGTGAAAGAGAGTGCTGAATATCAGTTCTTTAAACCGACAAGAGGATACGGCAATGAATTTGGCGCTGTAATGGCGCTTACCTTAATCGAGCCTTACGAGAGTAGGGCGTTTTGAGAATAGCTGCTAGGGATGTAACGCAATAAGCGCCCTAACGGGTAATGGGATTGGTCAGTGTGGTATCGGTCAGCTATTCATCAAAGCGATTTACGGATCTCTATGGGAGAGAACATGAAAGAAACTAAAAGGCAAAGAAAAAAAAGGGTAGGGATGAACGCAGCCACTCAAAGCGCTTTCAAGAAAGGTTATAGACCACCAAGCTACAGGGAATTTATCCAGCCTAATGGCTTGGCGGCTTTCAAAAAAACCACACTTGGCGTTCCTTTCGTTAACCCTACTAACTTTAGCTAACGGAATTAAGAAGACTCCTTATGAAAATGAAATATTTCGATTACGAACATCTACCCGAGAAGCTTCAGGCAGTAAGTAAGCCTATTGGGGATGTAGCCAGACAAATGAATGAAAGCCTTCCTGACGGTGCAGAGAAAAGCGCTGGGCTTAGAAAACTTCTTGAAGCTAAAGATTGCTTAGTTAGAGCCGCGCTTGAATAGCAATATTTCAGAGTCATTAACCCTAAAAACCCTGCCTAGTCGCGGGTTTTTTGGGTGAGAAGTTTCGTTGTTTATTAGCGGCTGTTTAAGTTTAAAAACATCTGCAAACGATGACATATATCTGGCGGCAGTAGCTTAACTGCTAAACACCGTCCAAGGGGTGTGTCTCCCTTGTCACCGAAAAGACCGTGGTTGCCCTCACCACGATTAAGGAACGAGGGCGTTTTGAGTGTGGTTTTGTGGGAAGTGTGCAGAGCCACATATCAAAGTGTTTGTAACTCATACCATCGAGAAGAGTAGGGCTTTGTAATTCCGCTAGTTACGCTTGTCACTACTAGCGGTAGCCCCTACAAGCTAGGTTCGCTGACCGAATTTCAAGCGCTCCGTTGCAAAAAGGTCAGGTTGGTACTGGCATGACGCAACGCCGGAAGAGGGTAACCGGCACGTTTTGAGAAGGCTTGTTGATTTTTCGTAGTCGCTATTTTGCATTCATAGAGTGCATCAGGGAAACAACAAGCTTTCATCAAAGCGTTATGCGGATTGCACATTTGCGGTCGGCGCTTTCGACTAGCCCACGTTAAGGGCTAAAACGAAAAAAACCCCGCTAGCCGTGGAAAGCAAATGCGGGGTTTAGATGATAAACATCGAGGTAATTATGAGCGAATACAAAAAATATAGCAAGCCAGGATTTAGGGGGGCACATGAGCATTAAAATGATGTTTTCAGCTATGCAGGTTAAAGCTGGAAGCCCAACTACTAAAATGGTTTTAATAAAGCTTGCCGACAACGCGAACGACAAGGGAGAGTGCTGGCCAAGCTATGACAATATTGCTGAAGTTTGTGAAATTTCTCGCCGTAGCGCTATCAATCATATCGATAAACTTGTCAAGAAAGGCTTGGTGCGCAAGGAAGAAAGGAAGGGGCCAAAAGGTAATTCGAGTAACGTATATTACTTGACGCTTGGTGGTGAAAAATCTGCACCCCTACCTAGTGAAAACAATTCACCAGATGGTGAAAAATCTGCACCACCCCCTAGTGAAAAATCTGCACCACCCCCTAGTGAAAAATCTGCACCCGAATCTGTCAGTATAGAACCAGTCATTACTGAATCTGTCATTGAAACAATAAATCGCGAAAAGATTATTTCCCTTGAAAGCCTAAATGCTTTCGTTAGCTACAGAAAAAAAATCAAAAAGCCAATGACTACTCATGCGGTTGAGTTGCTTGTTGCAAAACTTGGTGGTCTTCGTGTTGACGGACACTCACCGCAAGAGCTAATCAACGAAGCCATCATGAACGGCTGGCAATCGGTTTACCCAAAAACCAACCCTAAGCCGAATGGCACATTCCAAAGCCCCCAAGAACGCATACGCGAAGAAAACATTCGCGTCATGTCTAAATGGGCAAACAAGGAGTAAGTCATGGAAAATCAAGATCGCACCCGTTTCGCCAGTGCCATCCACGGCACCTTTGAAATTTACAGCACCAAGCCCGTATCTGAACAACTCATGGATATTTGGTGGGCAACGCTGAAACCTTACCCTATTGCAGACGTATGCCGTGCGCTAACGAAGCATATCTCTGACCCCGAGCGCGGCCAGTTTCCACCCAAACCCGCCGATGTAATCCGCTTTTTGACTACCGGTGAGAAAGAGCAACTGGAACACATCAAGTCACAAGCGGAAATGCAATGGCTGAACGTAACCCGCGCCATTGCGCGTGTGGGCACATACCGCACGCCTACGTTCAAAGATCCAATCACAGCAGCGTCAATAAACGCCCTGGGCGGTTGGCCGCATATCTGCGCAAAGACAACGCAGCAGTTGGAGTTTCTACAAAAGCAATTTGTTTCGACTTACGTTGATTTTGAAAAATCGCCCCTTGAAAAACTGCCTGGTCATATTGCCGGGCTTGAAGATATTCAACGCGCCAAAGCAGATAAAAAATCAAGCTTTGCTGCGCTTGAAAAGGGAATTGAAGACTTCAGAGCGAGGGAGCAGGTATGACCCCAGCACTAACAGATAAACAAATCAGCTACATGGATTTCATTCATAAGTTCATTGCTGAAAATGACAACTTTCCCACCTTTGAAGTTATCGCTGAGCACTTTGGCGTAGCACCTAACAGCGTGTCAGGCCACTTGCTGGCACTGAAGAGAAAAGGTTACATCGAGTTTTGCCCAAATATGGTGAGTTATCGCCGCACCAGTGTTTTCAAAAGCTTTATGGCTATTCGCGAGAGGGCAGCTGCATGAATGTTTTAGCATTATTTGATGGGCATTCAGGCGGTCAAATCGCACTAGAAGTGGCAGGTATCCCATGCGCTAAATACATCGCGTCTGAAATTGATAAATATGCCAGAAAGGTAGCAGAAACTATTTACCCTAAAACCATATCTATGGGTGATGTTACCAAGTGGCGAGAATGGAACATTGATTGGGCATCAATCGATCTGTTAATGGGTGGCTCACCATGCCAGGGCTTTTCAATGGCCGGTAAGCAAGCGGGAACCACTGCCATCCTGAACGGTGAAAAGGTTATTGTTGATAGCCGTGAAAAATACCTCGAGTTAAAAGAGCAGGGCGCAGAGTTTTTAAGTCAGTCTTACTTATTTTGGGAATACATACTTTGCTTAGATCACGTTAAGAAACAAAACCCTGATGTTTTGTTTTTCTTAGAAAACGTGAAAATGAAGAAAGAATTTCTATCACTGATAACCAATGCCATTGGCGTAGAGCCTGTATTCATTAATAGCGCATTAGTCAGTGCGCAGAATCGCCAGCGCTACTACTGGTGCAATTGGGAAGTATCGCAGCCAGAGGATAGGGGAATTGTGTTGGCTGATATTCTTGAAAGTGATGGCGCGGGAGTAATAAAGTCTCACGGTGAATTTAAGCCTAAAAACGAAAAAAGCCAATGCATAGACGCTAATTATCACAAGGGCCCTGATAACCACGGCCAAAGAACGATGATAGCCAACCCCGCCGCTATCGTAGGACGCAAGTTAGACGAGAACGGAAAGCGTAACGACTCGCTGCCAATCAAGCAAACGCAATGCTTGGAGGTTCACGACCACGGCAAGAGCCGGTGTTTATCAACAGTACAAAAAGACACAGTTGTTTCGAACTTGCCGGCGGGTTGGTATCCGCTAGATGCAGAGCTTCCACCTTACAAAGAGTGGATTAAAAAGACTGGTGAGCATGGAGGCTCTAAGCGGGAATATCAGAGCTTAATTATTCAAAAAGGAAGGGGTAACAACCCTGGTGGTTTACGGGCACTAGACGGAAAAGCCCCCGCTTTAACATCAAATTCTTACGAGCATAATAATCACGTTGTTTCTGGTATAGAAATACGAACTCGCGGCACGGAAGAAATAGGCATAAAAGGAAAAAGTTACGCAATCACCGCTTCTGCCGGCACGGGCGGTAAAGCGCTAGTTGGTACCAAGGAAAATTACCGCAAGCTAACCCCGCGTGAATGTGGCCGCCTTCAAACCATCCCCGAACCAATACTCGAAAATATTTTAAACAGCGGCGTTTCAAACACCCAGCTTTACAAAATGTTCGGCAATGGTTGGACGATTGAAGTAATAGCGCACATTTTCAAACAAATGCCAATTAAGCACACCACCCCAGAAAAAATAACAGTGGAATCTTTAAAAATGTCAAATGATTTATGGAGTACACCGCCAGAGGTGTTTAACGCGCTAGATATGGAGTTTGGTTTTGGCTTTGATGTGTGTGCCGAGCATGAAACAGCGAAGTGTGCAGATTATTGGACTATTGAAGATGATGCGCTTTCTAAAGACTGGGCTGAAGATGCTAAGTCTCGCATACCGGGAGCCGGGTTAATTGAAATGGGTGCTCTTTGGTGTAACCCACCTTACAGCAAAATAACCCCATGGGTGGAAAAAGCCATTGAAGCACAACGAAACGGGCGAATAACAGTAATGCTCGTTATGTGCGACCCATCAGTGAAATGGTTCAGCTTGGCCGCCCAGTTCGCTAGCGAAATCCGGTTTGTTACCGAAGGCCGCTTGGCCTTTCTTAAAAATGGTAAGCCTCAATCCGGTAACAACAAAGGTTCTGCAATTTTCGTATTTGACCCACACCGCATAGGTGCCGGTCATGTGTCTTTCGTAACCCGCGAATCGCTATTAAGTAAAGGGAAGGTAAAAACCTTGGAGGTTGCAGCGTGAAAAAATCAGTTGAGAAATGGGGGCATGACGCCCTAGCTAAAGATTTGGCATCTCACTTGGAAACACCAGAGCGAATGATTTGGACCGATATGCAGCTTGGCCCATCTGGCAGTGCGAGGCCCGATGTTTATTCAATGCGCAAGTCTTACTCTAAACCAATGCCCGTAACCTACGAAATAAAGGTTTCTGTATCTGATTTTCGTTCAGACATTACGTCTGGCAAGTGGCAGAAGTACCTAGATTTCAGTACAGCGGTTGTTTTTGCTGTACCAAAAGGATTAGTGAGCAAGGACGATATCCCAAAAGGCTGTGGTTTGATGACGAGAGGCGAAAACGGATGGGTGACACTTCGTAAGCCGACACGCCAAACCGTGACGCTACCAGAAAAGGTGATGCTGAAACTCCTTATCGATGGTGTTGAGCGAGCTCGACGCCCCAAGCCACAGGAATGGAATCAATACATAACCGATAAAAAAATTAAAGCGAAATACGGTGATGATGTAGCGAACGCATTAAAAGACATTTCGAGAGTTCGCCGCGAAGAGCAGAATATTAAATCAGTCATTGATCAAAACATAATTATCGCACAAGCGCGTGCTGAAAGAATTACTGAGGACGCAAAACTGTTTAGAGAGAAGCAACAAGCAGTTTTAGGTGATGTGTGCAGAGCCCTTGGAATGGAGACAGTGACATCAAGCGTATGGCAGATAGAGGCCCGAGCCGCCCAGCTAATGAAAATGGCTAACGAGAGCCATGTAATAAGGCAAGCGTGTATAGGTATAGATAATGCGATTAAAACCCTAATTCGATGCAAGAGTTCTTTACCTGAGATAGATAAGGAAGACGCCGCATGACACAGCCTTCCACCAACTGGCTACGCCCACCCAAAGGAAAGCGAGAAAGCCAGCACCCTGAAATGAAAGGTCGCATGAAGGCGGCGCGTAAAGTTGAGAAGAAGAAAGACTTTAGCGGTATTGCTTTATCTGATCAAGACCACTTTAACCAGATATGGAAGGAGCTAGAGGCGTGAGTTGGCAAAGTTGCACCGTAGCGAATCATCAACAGTTTGAGTCTGTCACTCAGGCTGTTGATAGCTGGTTAAGCGGCGGCAAGATGGTTGATGTGAAGGTGCGTGAAAGCGCCCGTTCGCGCCTCGATGCTATGAAAGCATTGCAACACCATTGGTATAAAGAGCTAAGTAATCAGACAGGCCTAAGCACAACGTACATGAATGCGTATTGCAAATTGGTGTTTGGCGTTCCTATCGCTCGCGAGTCAGACGCAGAGTTTAAAGCGCTTTACGACTTAGCAATAAAGCCGCTTAGCCAAAGCCATAAGATACGCTTTATGGCCCCGCCAATGTCAACGGCCGTTACCAGTAACTTTAACACCACTCAAATGCACCGCTATTTAAACGCAATTAAAGCTTGGGCTGATAGTAAAGGCTATCGGCTGAATTTAAACAACGGCCTTTACCTTAAGGCTATAGGGGCTAATTCATGAAGTTTACCGAAAATCAACGCCGCGCCCTTAAACTTACCAGTGCAGGCTTTGCATATTACTTAGCCGAACTGAGTAAAAAAATGGCTGAAGCCGAATTTATAAGTAAGGCAATGAAAGACTGCTACCCAGCGGCTATTAGCCCATTCACCATATGGGAGGCGCGTACTGTTGGTCAAGAGGCGTTTTTTAAAAGCTTAAAGGTTAAGTGCCGCCCAATTGGTGTGAAACCTATGCCCTTGCTTTCATGTAACACAATTGATGCGGATAAAAAGAAGTTATCAACCCGGCATCATTTGCAAGTCGGCTTTATTAGGGCTGATTCATGATCACGCCCTCAGATACATGGTGCTACGTTCACTTTTCGGATGGCAGCGTTTTAGGCTGGCCTTCATCGATGTTTGGCAACCCAATACACGAAACCACTATCAATCATATGATTGAACAAAGCGATCGAATCCTTGTGCGCGAGGAACTTATGGGTGATGAGAAATGAAATACCTCGCCCTTAACCTTAACGATACAGCAATCAAAAAACACGCATCTGATGCTGTGGTGGGTGAGCTACGCGATGTAAGAAACCCAATATGTTTACGCTTCCACAAAAGCCGTGAACGGGCAACGTGGTGCTACTATCGCAATGAAGGTAATTCAAAAAACCGTACTCGTTTAGGTTACTGGCCCACACTAAAAACCAAAGATGTGCTTGCTATGTTGCCCGGTGTTATTGAAAAGCTTCATCATGGTAAAGAGGTACAAAGCAGTAAATTTAAAACCGTGGGTGAAATGCTCAATTGGTATTCATCACGCACAAGCAAAGAGAACATAAAAAGTCAGAGCCGCCGCAAAGGTGTGTTATCAGCTATTGATAAGCACTTATTACCCCGACTTGAGCTTATAAATATCAGCGAAGTCAGCAAGGCCATCATCGATGATAAGCTAGTTTTACCCCTGCAGAATGCCAACCTAAAGCCCTCAACCATTCGCCAATACTTCGCCATATTAAAGAGGGTGTTTGCCAGTGCGAGAGAGTTGGAGCTAATTTCGGTAAACCCCATGGCGGGTATGAAGTTTCGTGATCACGTGCAACGCAGAATTGAGCCCAAGCAAGGCAGATTGCTGGTAGATGATGCACCGGCATTAATACAGCAAATTAATATAGCCCCAGCCACTACTAGAATGCTTTTATTGTTCATGTTGCTGTTTGGTACTCGTATCGGTGAAACCCGCCAACTAAGATGGCGCCACATCGATTTGAACAGCGGCCAGTTAATCATACCTGAAACCATAACCAAGACTGCAGCGGTTCATATACTGCCAATCACTTACCAGGCTAAACGGTTATTGCTGGAATATAAGCAGCAGTGCACAGGTGAATACTTGTTTGGCGGTAAAGAACCCATGAGTGCCAGCGCAGCGGATAAGGCAGTAAGGGAAGCATCAAAGCGTAAGTTCTCAGCGCATGACATAAGAAAGCTTGCTCGAAGTGTATGGGCAACGGTAGGCATTGATTACTGGGTAGCAGAGCGATTACTTAACCATAAGCAAAAGGGGCTTGATTTGGTTTACATCAAAGCTGACTCGATGGACGTTAAACGCAAGGCATTAGAGCAATATCATGAGTGGTTATTTCGTGATGTGAAACCCGTCCTTATCCCGTCCGTGGAGATTTCAGGTAAAGACGAAAACAATAATGTATTCAATAAGGTGGCGTAATTTTGGCGTTTTCTAATATGGAATACATAAAACAGCAAAAAGGCGTATTAAATGATTGAACTTGAATTGCCATACCCGCCCACGGTTAACCACTATTACGGGCAAAGGCCCAAAGGTGGGAGGTTCATTAAGCCAGCGGGTAAAGCGTTCCGTGTTGAAGTGAAAGCCACGGCCATGGAGCGAAAAGCCTGTAATTATTTAACTGGCCTCATTCACTTAGAGATTGATGCGTTCCCGCCGGACAACAGAAAACGCGATCTGGACAACATCAATAAAGCTTTGCTGGATGCGCTCGAGGAGGCTGGCGTGTTTAAAGACGATAGTCAGATAGTAAAATTAACGAGCACCAAGCATGCCCCCATCGAGGGCGGCAAGGTGTCGGTAAGAATAATTGAAGCCAATAGGGAGGTTGCAGCATGATATTTATGATCATCTTCATTGTTATTAGCCAGTTTTCGGTAGATGAATTAATTATTCAAGCGTTAGCAGCGTAAGGGGGTAACTTATATGTCAAATCCAATAAGAGAATTAGCAAGAATGACAACAAAATCAAAGCAAATTGACGGTATGCCGTTTGGTGGTACCGCGCCCGATGTAAATGAAGTAGCTGGGGCACTGGCAATGCGACACCCTGAAACACAACTAAAGCTAGATAAACATGCTTACTACCTGGCTAGATTGCTCTACGCCGATGACAGTAGCGCAAGAGCTCGCGTAAAAGCTGGCTTGTTGAACGTCATGCTAAAAGCTGAGCTAGACGTTAGTAACACTTGCTTGTTACGCATGATTAACTGCGCCATCATCGAAATAAAATCACCCATCATGCGATTAAACCGCAATACTGGCGAACAAGAGATTAAACCAACAAGCAAAGTTCAACTCTGCAAGCGGTTAGGAATTAAGGGAAACAAACTTCCTGTGAAAATATCTGAGGCTTACAATCAAGTGCTAGAGCAACTTTACTTGTGGAATAGCGAGGCGATAAGCCACGTAAGAGCAACTATGCGAGAGGATGAAGCGGCATAAAACAGTAGTTGACTCACTGACGAGCTTTGCTGCTAAAAAATAAATTTAAATTATTGTAAAAAAACACTTGCAATAGCTACAAATGTAGCTACAATTATATTCAGAGGTTGAGGCAAGGGGCTTCAACCCAAACCAGAGAGCCAAACCCAAACGGGGAGCGGCAAATGGAGAATCAAAATGACTACTTTTAACACTGAATACTTCGCAAGCATCATTAACGACGAAACTGTTGTAATCCTACACTGTGAAGATGGTTCTGCGGTAACTCGTATAATGGACGACGAATTTGCTCCTCACGCTGGTTATATTTATGACGTTAACACTGGCATGGGTACCGAATGGGAAAACACAGACGGTATCGTTCTTACGCACGAAGACGCCAAGTTGCTAAATGTTGAATTTGTAGACTATCGCTAATTAATGAGCAGGGGCTTCGGCCCCTTTTGAAAGTTTACTGCTGAACAAGCAGTGGCAATTTTGCCATAACAAAAAAGGAAAAAATTATGAGCAAGTTATTAGAAGTTGCAGAAGGTATTTTAGATAGCGCTGCCAGTGAGTATTTGGAAAGCAATTTGGCGTCAGTTGATAGTGTTCAGGCTTATGCTGAAAATGCTTGCGAGATTTATTTGTCTGATGGAGAAGCGGAGCAGATTTTAAATGCCTGTAAAGCGTGGGTTGAAGGCAGTGAAAGTGGTGAGTTAAATGGAACTAATGATTACTACTATACAGTCAAAAAGCCACTGTTAGGTGATGACGCAACTGTTTAAGCATTACAGCTGGATTTAGGTTAACGGGGCTATGGCCTCATTTTTAATGGAGTGATCATGGAAAAGAAAAATAATCCTATCAGCATGCGACCAAGCCCCCAGCTTAGAAAGGCCGTAGAGCAAAGCCCTGGCGGGCTTACGAACTTTGTTAATAACATTTACGATAATCTTCAAATGATGGTCGTTTTGGATGCGATAAAGCTAACAGATGACGAATTGTTTGCGCTACAAGCACACTTGCAGGGGGTTATGCTAGATAGTATAGCTATCCAATCAATACCTGACGATATTGCTGAAACTAAATTCGACTCGCTGGTTAATAAACTTGAAAATGCCACTTTCGGGCAGGTGTGGGCAACGCTATTAAAGTACAAAATTATCTAGTTGACTTACTGACGAGCTTTGCATAATATATCCCCATACTCGCATTAATTCACTTAAAGCCCTGACCTAACCAGTCGGGGCTTTTTTTATGCCCGGAATAAATCATGTTTAAACTAAG